CACATGGTCATCAAGCAGCGTCACGACGTCAGCCAGTCTCTGAGAGACGCGCAGGCGGCCAGAGATGCTGGCATAGGCATGTCAGGCGAAAACCGGCTTGTCGGGTTTCTGGACGGCGCTGTGCTTACCGCATGGCTCAAGGAGGCCGGTGTGGCGTGGTCTGATACAGAGGCGGCCAAGGAAGTCGTCAAGCGTAAGATGATGTCAGGCGAGTTCGCCAAGATGCGCGTCTGGGAGGGGTCTTACTGATGGACGCTGACTTGCTTTGGACAACGGCACTTACTGCCGGAATGGGCCTGATCGGCTGGGTGTTGAAGAGCGCTGTGGACGAGATGCAGCGCCTCAATATTCTGCTGAACAAGACCCGTGAAGAAATGGCCAAGGATTACGTCACCAAGGCAGACAGCAGCGCCGTGATGAGCCAGATCGTGGCGCGCTTTGATCGCATCGAAGAGAAAATAGACCGCCTGATGGAGCGATGAGCCATGATAGACCCCGCCACGGCAATCATGGCAGCGTCCACCGCGTTCAACGCAATACGCAAGGGCTGCCAGATCGGGCGGGATCTGGAGGGCATGGCAGGCGATCTGGGGCGCTGGTCTAAGGCGATCAGCGATTTCGACTTTGCAGCGAAGCGCGTAGAAAACCCCAAATGGTATCAGAGCTTCGGCAGCGTCGAGCAGCAGGCGATGGATCTGTTTGTGCAGAAGAAGCAGCGCGAGAATATGCGCGACGAGCTGCGCAAGATGATTAGCGAAACGCTTGGCCCGTCTGCGTGGCAGGAGCTGATCCGCATGGAAAACGACATCCGGCAGAAGCAGAAGGATGCGCAATATAAACGCATCGAGCGCAAAGAAACGATCATTGCGTGGGCGGCTGGCTTGTTCCTGTTCCTGATCTGCGTGGGCGCGCTGTTTGGGTTTGTCTGGATCGCGGTGCGTCGGTGATGGCTGACGGCGTGTCAGGCATAGGATCGGCACCGTTTAACGTGCAGTCGGACATACACCAGCAAGCGCAGTCGCGTGAGCGCATAGAAGCGCATCTGACGGAGCAGATGGTGGCTAAGCAGCACAGGGCCAACCACGCGCATCTGGACGCGCTCAGGGAGCAGAAGTTGGATCTGGGCAAGGCTTATGATAGGTTCGGCACCAAGACCAATGCTGACAGGCCGCAAGGCACAAACATCAACATAGAGGTTTAGTTATGACACCAGAGAAACTAGACGCTTGGCGCATTGTTCCGCGCCTGCTTATTCTGAGTTACATGGTCGTGTTTTACCAGACGTGCAACTGGTTCATGGGGCTTGAATTGCCAAACAACGCGCAGGCAGGCTTTGTCAGCGTGATCGTGGGCGCCGGAGCGGCGTGGTTTGGGCTATATGTAAACGGAGGCAAAAAATGAGCATCCTGAGCGCCCTGATCGGGCCTGCAACGGATCTCGCTGGTAAGTTTATCCAAGACAAGGATGCCGCTGCCAAGATGGCGCACGAGCTGGCCACGCTTGCCGACAAGCAGGCTCAGGAGGCCATGCTGGCGCAGATAGAGGTCAACAAGGCAGAGGCAGCCGGAAACTGGTTTCAAGCGTCGTGGAGGCCGCTGTGCGGCTATGTGTGCGTTCTGGGGCTGGCGGTAAACTTTCTGATCTCGCCAATAGCTGCGGGGTTTGGGTTCATGGTGCCACAGGCCGACATGTCGGTGATGATGCCGGTGTTAACGGGTATGCTCGGATTGGCCGGCATGAGATCATATGAAAAGGTTAAACAGGTGACGAAATGACGTTTAAATTGAGCAGACGCAGCCTTGATAGGCTTGAGGGGATTGACGATGGCCTGCAGGCGGTTGTGAAGATGGCCATCACGCTGACCAAGACCGATTTTGGTGTGGTGCAGGGGATGAGAACCATTGAACAGCAAAAGGAGCTGGTCGCCAAAGGCGCAAGTCAAACCATGAAATCAAAGCACCTTGAGGGCAAGGCATTCGATATTATGGCCTTCATAAATGGCAGGGCGAGTTGGGAGCTGTCGGTCTATGATGATTTGGCGGATGCTATCAAAGAGGCGGCCATACAGCTCAATGTGCCTATATGTTGGGGTGCGGCGTGGGCTACAGCCGAAATGCCATACCCAATGGATATCAGAAAGTGGGAAGGAACGATGGAAGAGGCTATGAACGCTTACATCGATCTTCGCAGGTCACAATCGCGCAGGCCGTTTATAGATGGCCCGCACTTTGAGCGGATAGATTAAGGAAACATAGACGATTGGATGCGAAAGTAGTATAGTCGTTTAAGAGTTGAGGATTTTGATATGGCAATTAGCGTAAGTAAACCCACCGTCGGCGGATCAGAGGACGCTTGGGGCACACTGATCAACACGGCGCTCGATACTATTGTTGATGGCGTAAATGGAACGTCAGGAACAATTGCCCCAGATTTAACCACTTTGACGATAAACGGGGTAGATGTCACCTCTACGGCGGCTGAGCTTAATTATGTGGATGGCGTCACCTCTGCAATCCAAACGCAGTTAGATGCAAAAGCTCCAACTGAGTCACCCACCTTCACGGGCACAGCAACTGTACCTACGGCGAATGTCACAACGGCAAATGTCACAACGGTAGATTTGGGTGATTGGACTATTACCCAGTCGGGCAGTGATTTAAAATTTGCGTATCAAGGCACTGATCGGTTGAAGCTTTCTAGCGCGGGGGCGCTTACTGTAGAAAACGATATAACGGCGTTTGGAAGTGCATAATGGCAATACCAGAATCTGGAGCAGTATCTTTTAGCGAGATACAGACGGAGTTTACAGGGTCTAATCCAATTAGCCTCAGTGAATACCTTGGCATAACTGCCATTCCAGACAATATACCTGCAAGCGGTACTGTTTCTATAAGTGATTTTAGGGGAACTGCCTACATTATTCCCGAACAATCTGACCAGTGGATATCGTTCACGGGCACTTCTACTTTTACAGGGGGCCTTGGCCGCAACTACGAATGGATTGTTATTGGCGCTGGGGGTGGAGGAGCTACCTCCCATAAAGATCAGGGAGCGAGTGCAGGAGCGGCGGGCGGTTGCGTAAGGTTTTTGTTAAATCTATCATATGACGTTTCAATTATAGGCAACATTGGATCTGGCGGTGCTGGCGGAGCAAACTCTTTCGGCGATAGTGGTGTTGATGGCGGAGACTCAACTTTAGTCGTAGGAAACTCGACGGTGGCCACTGCCAATGGTGGGTCTAAAGGGGTTGTTTACTCTGGTTCTAATTTTGGTCAGGCGGGCGTAAATGTATTCCCGTCTGGGGGAACAGCGACAGCATCTGGCACTGGGGTTTCAAATGTCGTGGCCAGAACGGGCGGTGAGGGTGGTACAATAACCGCGCTTTCTGTGTTGCGTTCTGCGGGCGGAGGTGCGGTTCATATCGGTGCGGTTACTGACACTACATTGTTGCGCGGCTTGGCGGTCGATGGCGCAAGCGGCGCTGCGGGTGGAGGTTATTCTGGCGGCAGCCCCAGAGGGAATGGTATATCTGCGCCGACTCCACCGGCTTCATCCTCATTCTTTGGCCCCTTTCTTTACGAAGATATGGCAAGAACCGCAGATGATGCATCAGGTGCTTCATTGTGTGGTGGTGGTGCGTCGAAGACTGGAAACGCTGGCGCGGGAGGTATCGGTGCGGGCGGTGGCAGCTTTAACTGGACAGGCGCTCGCGCTGATTACAATGGCGGGGCAGGCGGTGCGGGCGCTATTTATTACAGGGTTTACTCACAATGACACTTGTACCTCTTGATATTCCTGCAGGATTTTACCGAAACGGCACTGACTTAGAGCAGGCTGGGCGCTGGCGCGATGGAAGCTTGGTGCGCTGGCGTGATAACAGCTTACGCCCAATCGGCGGCTGGCAAGAACGTAAAACATCGTTTTGCACTAACCCCGTGCGCGGTATGCACGCTTGGGAGAGCAACAACGGGTCTGCGTGGCTTGCTGGGGGCTCGCACAGCGAGTTGAAGGCCATGACTGGCGCTGGGATCATCTATGACATCACGCCAAGCGACTTGGCGGCTGGACGTGAAGACGCTTTAGTTGAAACGGGGTATGGATACAGCTTTTACGGCACAGGCTACTACGGCACGCCGCGTCAGCAACTTGCATCTTCTGTGCCCGCAGAGGCAACGACGTGGAGCTTAGATAATTTTGGCGAATATTTAGTTGCCTGCCACAAGGATGACGGGCGCCTTCTTGAGTGGCAGCTTGGCACAAGCAGTGACGCTGCGGTAATTGCAAATGCTCCGGTTGGGAATCTTGGCCTGTTGGTCACTGAGGAGCGTTTTATCTTCGCGCTGGGTGCGGGGAACAACCCGCGCACTGTGTCTTGGTGCGATCAGGAAGATAACACCTTATGGACGCCCGCATCCACCAACCAAGCCGGCTCTCAAATCCTGCAGACGTCTGGCCAGATCATGCAGGCGGTACGCACAAAAGGGCAGACGTTAATCATCACAGACACAGACTGCCACGCGGCTGTATATGCAGGCCCGCCGTTTATTTACTCATTTTCACGCGTTGGAACCAGTTGCGGGGCCATATCTCGCAAATCTGCCGTCGATACGGACTTGGGCGTGTTTTACATGGGTCAGCGTGGGTTCTTCTATTTTGACGGCAACAGCGTGCGCGAACTGCCGTGTGACGTGCATGATTATGTTTTCAATGATTTTAACAGTGCGCAGCAATCTAAAGTGTGGGGCGTGGCAAACGGGCAATTTGGAGAGATTTGGTGGTTCTACTGTTCCGAGAATAGCACCGAGATCGATAGATATGTTGCTTACGACTACACCGAGCGGCATTGGCTGATTGGCAACTTGGCGCGCACGTCAGGCACAGAGCGTGGCGTTTTTCGTTACCCATTCATGGCGGGCCACAACGCAGACACCGACATATATGAGCATGAGGTTGGGTTAAACGTAGACAGCGGCGCAGTATTCGCAGAAAGCGGGCCTGTCTCTATTGGTAACGGCGACCAGACGGCGCATGTCACGCAGTTAGTACCGGACGAAAACACGCAGGGCGACGTGAACGTGACATTTAAAACACGCTTTTATCCAAACGACACAGAGACAAGCCATGGGCCATTTACGCCCACCAATCCGACTTCTGTGCGATTTGCTGGCCGCCAGCTAAGGATGCGCGTTGAAGGCGCTAAGCTGGCCGCGTGGCGTGTTGGCAATATGCGTGTTGACGTTAAGCCGGCAGGGCGCCGGTAATGGCATCCCCGATACTGCCACCGATTGGCGATGATCTGCGCCAATGGGGAAGGAGCCTGACGCGCTACCTAACGGTCAACTTGTACAAGCTCGGGTTTAAGACGCCTGACAGTAGCCCCGCTGAAAGCGGCGTCATCTTATGGGATAATGTGAACGGTTATCCTGTTGTCTCTAAGAATGGCGAGTTTAGGCAAATTGTTCTGGAAGATGGCCACGCTGATTTTGTAAAAACGGCTGACGTCGTGCCGGCGGTTGCGAATACAGCTTACAAACTGACTTACGACGCTCCCACCGGCAATGAAGGAATAACACAAGGGACACCAGCTTCAAGGATTGTTTTCGAGGAAGCTGGAGAATATGTGATTTCGTTTTCCGCGCAAATATCATCGACGTCAGCCAGCACGGTTCACTTCTACTTCTGGCCAAGTATAAATGGAACTGACGTCGCCAATAGCGCGATGACGACTGCGCTGCACCAGAACAACGCCACGCTGGTCACGTCACGCACGCAGATATTTACCGTGACGGCAGGGCAATATCTTGAAGTCAATTACATGATCGACAGCACGGCGGGCTTCCTGAATTACACCGCAGCGTCTTCGCCGGTGCCGGCAATACCTGCGTCAACGCTTTCGATTACGAGGCTTCACGGATGATTGATAATGTTGTACAATTCGGGCAAGCGCAGCGTGTGACGGTCTTACCAGTGCCGGAGGGCGAGGTTGCAAACTACATCGACAGTGGCTTGGAGTTACTGGCCCCAGCGGTTAGACGGGTTGACCAAAACGTCAATCTGGAAGATGTAAGAGAAGATATAATGGCTGGCACATCTATATTGTGGCTGGTTTACGTTGGAGACAAGTTGACCGCAGCGATCACCACATGCGTTGTGAAACACCCTCAACGTAAGAACCTCAAGATAGAATTTATGGGCGGTAAGTACATGCATATATGGATGGACGAGGCAGTAAGGATTTTGGCGGGGTTGGCTTTAGACGCCAACCTTGACGCCGTTGAGGCAGATGGACGTAAAGGCTTTGAGAAATATGTTAAAGGGTCCACATTCCGGCCAATTTATACGCACTATGAGATGGAAATACGATAATGGGCAGTAGCAGCACCGAAACAACCACAAGCACTATGGATCCATTTCAAGAGAAAGTCTTGAATTATCTGTACGACAAAACGTATGCCATAGCAGAAACCCCATATGAGGAATACGCAGGCACGACAGTTGCCGAAATGGATCCTTTAATGACTGCCGCATATGAAGGTTACGGCGGCTTGACAACGCCAGAGGAATATGCGGCGGCGGCTGATGTTTATGCTGGCATTGCTGCAGAAACGCCAGAGCAGCGCATGGCGCGTGTGCGTGGGTATAAGGACATGTAC